AATGCAAAACAGCGGACCAATTAAAGCACAACAAACAAGATCAGTTGACAGCGGACAACCAACTAGTAATGCTGGCCCGTATTTGGCTAGAGTTATTAAGCATGCCGATCCGTTGTACCTTGGAGCACTTGAAGTTGAACTTTTAAAAATAAGCGAAGCAGGAACAGCCGGCGAAACACTAGGACAAACTTCTATTGTTTACTATGCAAGTCCTTTTTATGGTGTTACTGGAGCACAGCATCTAGGAAAAAATGACACTTATTCAAATACACAAAAAAGCTATGGTTTTTGGGCAGTGCCACCTGATCCAGGAACACTAGTATTGTGTACATTTGTTGAAGGAAGTAGAGAGTTTGGTTATTGGTTCGGCTGTGTACCGGAAAGAGGTATGACATTTATGTTGCCCGGTGGTCAGCCTGCAACAGAACAAACTAGCGGCCCGGTTCCAAAAGAACTAAAAGGTAAAAAACTTCCAGTTGGCGAATACAACAAAAAAATAACAAAAATACAAACAAATAATCCTGTAAAATATAAAAGACCTGTTAATGAAGATTTTATTACTCAGTTGCAAGAACAAGGATTAGTTGAAGACGATATTAGAGGTATAACAACTTCAAGTGCGCAACGTGAGTTTCCTAGTGCAGTACTTGGAATTAGTAGCCCAGGTCCAGTTGATAAACGTGGCGGTTCGCCGCAAGGTAGAATAGGTTTAAAAGAAAGTCAAGCAACTGTACATGTAAACCGTTTAGGCAGTAGTAGTTTTGTTATTGATGACGGCGACGACAAACTTATACGAGAAGGATCCCCTGAAGATACTCCTTACAAATACATAAACAAAGAAGCAAGCGAAGCTGGCGGCGATGTTACACGCCCTGCAAACGAAATGATACGTTTTAGAACACGTACTGGTGCCCAAATAATGATTAATACCAGTGAAGATCTAATTTATATTAATAATAGCAGAGGAACAGCTTGGATTGAAATGACCAGCAATGGTAAACTTGACGTTTATGCAAAAGATAGTATTAGTTTTCACACAGAAACAGATTTTAACTTTGTAGCAGACAGAGATATTAACTTTGAGGCTGGTAGAAACATTAACATGATTGTAAATGGTAGTATATACCAAAGTGCAGCAGTTAACTTAGAAATAAAAGTAGGTGCTAACGGCAATATTTCGGCCGGCGGAGAGATCAATGCCAAAAGTGGCGGTGCCTTTAAAAATACTGCCGGAGGAGACTTTTCGATCGGTGCAGCAAACACAACAATCTCCGGTGGTGATATCAATCTCAACGGCCCAGCAGCAGAAGCAGCAGCAGATGCAGTTAAAGCAAAGTTTCCACAACGAGTTCCGCAGCACGAACCTTGGCAAGGCCACGAAAACTGGAACCCGCTTGAAACAGCACCTGATAAAACAGAAGCAGTAGATACTGAAAGCCAAGATATACATATGGACGAAAGACCAGTACACACTGACAGAACTCCTATAAACGATCTATAATAAATACTACTAGGAGGGCAGTATGGTAGCATTTGCAATAAACAATTCGCAGTTGGTTCAGCCTATTGTTAGAGAATCGATATCTCGAGGAGTACAAGGAATAAACCAAGCATTAGCTAATGCACCGTTACCTACAGTAGCATTAGTTGGCGGCATAGCAGGCGGAATACAATCTGGTAATATTGAAGGTGCGCTTCAAGGCGCAGCTGGCGCAGTATTTGGATCAATTTCTGGACAACTAGCAGGCGCAGCTGGCGCACTACAAGGTATTTCAAACCCAGCTGCCTTTGTTGAAAACTTAGGATTTGTTAGTCCTGCTACTCTTGCAGCAGGCAATATTCCTGCTGTTGCTGGTGTAAGAGTACCTGGTGGAAACTTTGGTGCTCCTGCTGGTAGTTCTTCTGTTACTAATACTTACGCAGGCGGAACAAACGCAACTAATCCAGCAGAAGTTAGAACAGAAATACAAGATGCAACTACTAACACAGTTGATTATATAAAAGATAGTTTCCTACAAGGATTACAAGGCGGATTAAGCAGTATAGCAGGATCAGCACTTGGTGGTATACTTGGAAAACTTTCTGGTGTAATGTCAAACTTGTTATCAAGTACAGGATTATCAGGTGCATTAGGAAGTGCTTTAGGCGCTATTGACGGCGCTATTGGAAATGCACTTGGAGCAGTATCAGGTGCATTAGGAGACATGGCAGGAAAACTAGCAGGAGGATTAGGAGCAGCTATTTCTGGCATCCCAGGAGTAGGTCCAGTGTTTGATCAGTTTAGTCGAGGAGTAGGAGATTTTACAAAAAATCTTACAGGAGCGTTAAACGGCTTACCGCCTGATCTGCAAAAAGTATTAGGAGGCGCTGCTGCACGAGTAGGAGCTAATCTAGCTGGAAAAATATTTAACAAACCAAGAATTACTAATAAAGCAGGCAAACAAATTGCTAAAGATATTATATTCAACGAAAATCCAGTAGGTCAACTTAATAACATGGCAAATTTAGCCAAGCAAATAGATAGGAAAACATTTAAAACAACAAACGATCCTACATTTGCAAAAATGGCAACTGCTTGTAAAAAGTGTGCTAAAACGTTTGGAACTAAACTTGTTAAAAAGAACAACGGCTATGGAATAAGTATTGAAGAAAAAGCAAAAGAAGACACAATACTAGGTATTGTAGTAGACGGACAAGTATTTAAAATAGGATCATACGACTTTGATAGAATAGTAGAGTTAAATCCTAGTAACAGGTCAACTGAATTATTAAAATTGCCCGCTGAAAGTCAAGCCGCATTTAACTATATGACAGCAGGATAAATACGTTATGGCCACAAATGAAAAACCTTTATACAAAAATGTAACAGTATCAAATGATATCACTAATCCTCCTGTAGTTTCTAAACAGTACAGAGGAGTTAGTACAGTAGCTAATCCTAAAGGATTTAACTTATACGATATTAGTATAATCAAACAAGATATTATAAATCATTTTCATATACGTCAGGGCGAAAAACTTGAAAATCCAGAGTTTGGAACTATCATATGGGATATATTATTTGAGCCGTTTACTGATGATCTAAAACAACTTATTATCGAAGACGTAACTGAAATAGTCAACTATGATCCAAGGGTTAGTGTTGATAGTGTTATTGTTGACAGTTACGAAAGCGGCATACAAATTGATTGTTCTCTGACTTATATTCCTTACAGCATCAGTGAAAGTATGCGTATAAAGTTTGACCAAGACAACGGATTAATTTAAAGTACGCAGTTTTTTACTTCAGGTAAATATACTATAAAGTGAGGAACAGCGAATGTCAACGACAGACAGGCAAAATAGACTTCTATTAGCAGAAGACTGGAAGACAATATATCAAAGTTTTAGATATGCAGATTTCCAAAGTTACGACTTTGATAATCTTCGTAGAACTATGATTACATATATCCGTGAGAACTATCCAGAAGATTTTAATGATTACATTGAATCAAGTGAGTATCTTGCACTTATTGATCTTATTGCATTTTTAGGACAAAACCTCGCTTTCCGTACAGACTTAAATGCTAGAGAAAATTTTATTGAAACTGCTGATCGTAGAGAGAGTATTCTCCGTTTAGCAAGACTTATTAGTTATAATGCAAATAGAAATATTCCAGCAAACGGGTTACTAAAAATTGAAAGTGTCAGTACCACTGAAGATGTAATAGATGCAAATAACAACAACCTGTCCAATCAGTCTATTATATGGAATGATCCTACTAACTCGGATTGGTACGAACAGTTTGTTAAGATCTTAAATGCATCATTGCCTGCAAATGCAACATTTGGTCGTCCTATTAAAAAAGCTATTGTAAATGGTGTAACAACTGAGCAATATAGATTTAGCGCAAACAATACAGGGTTGCCTATATATAGTTTTACAAAAAGTATAGACGATACATCTCGCAAGTTTGAGATTGTTAGTACTAATATAGATACAGACACTACAACAATATACGAAGAAGAACCTTTTCCAGGAAACAAACTAGCATTTTTATATAGAGATAACGGTCAAGGCGCAGGAAGTTCAAACAGTGGATTTTTTATGCACTTTAGACAAGGTAGTCTACAAGAGAATACATTTTCTATATTAAATCCTGTTCCAAATACAACTGTTAATATTGACAGTGACAATATCAACAACAATGATGTATGGCTCTACAAGTTAGATAGTAACGGAAATGAAGAAGCGTTATGGCAAAAAGTTGAAAGCACAGAAGGTAACAATATTGTTTACAATAGTGTCACCAAGGGCATCCGTGATTTGTACAGTGTGCTAAGTCGTGTTAGTGATAGAATAAGTCTTGTGTTTAGTGATGGAACTTTTGGAACATTGCCAAAGGGCGATTTTAAAGTTTATTACAGAACATCGGCAAACGCACAGTTTACTATAAATCCAGCTGATATGACAGGAATACAAATACAAGTTCCTTATATAAGCAAAAATAATTCAGCAGAAACACTTAACATTGTTTTAGAACTGCAATCAGTTGTTTCAAATGCAGACGAATCAGAATCAAATGAAAGCATTCAAACAAATGCACCTAGTACATATTACACACAAAATCGTTTGATCACAGGCGAAGATTATAATATTGGACCGCTAGGAGTAAGTCAGCAGATTATTAAAACAAAGAGTATTAATAGAACAAGTAGCGGCATTAGTAGATATTATGATTTAAGAGATGCAACTGGAAAATATAGTAATACACTAATGTTTGGCGACGACGGAAGTATTTTTACAGAAGATCTAAAAAATAAGTTTAGTTTTAACTTTGTTTCAAAAACAGACATCGAAGCAGTTATTAATAATCAAGTATTAGCAATAATAAAAAATACACAAACTAAAAACTTCTATTATAAAAACTTTAGTAGAAATACAAGTATTGCTGATTTAAACTATACATGGAACGCTACAACAAATGAAACAAATCAAAGCAGTGGATTGTTTCAAGATCAGTTTTCTATACCAGTTGCAGTATCAAGTTTTACAGCTACCACAATGAAGTTTGTTGCTGCTGGCAGTTTAGTTAAGTTTACTCCTCCAGCTGGATATCATTATGATAAAAACAATAAACTAGTAGTAGGCGAAGTATCTGCATTAGGCGACAAAGAATATATATGGACTAAAATTATAAGTGTATATGAAAATGGAACAATCGGTAATATTGATAGTACATTGGGTCCGATTATATTAAACGATGAAGTTCCTAGCAATAGTAAACTTTCAGAAATTATTCCAGTATTAAACAATACCATTGTAAATGATACATTGTCACAGATGGTTGATCAAGTGTTTGCATTTAAAACATTTGGTCTGCGTTATGATGTAGAAACAACCAACTGGAAAGTTATTACAAATAGCAACCTTGATACAACTAGTGCATTTGATACAGGAAAAACAGGTGATGCTACAGGCACAAATCAAGATGCTAGTTGGCTTTTCCTATTTGAAACAGATGGTGAAAAATACACAGTAACTAGTCGTGCTGTAAGATATGTATTTGAAAGCGATAAGCAAATACGTTTTTACTTTGATGGCAACGATCGTATATACGATAGTAAAGTTGGCAAGATTGTTACTGATAGTATTAGTATTTTAAGTAACAACAATAAGCCTGATGTATTAACACCTTTTAACCAAGATTGGAAATGGCAAGTTGTTAAAGAATATCGTAGTGCAGATGGGTATGTTGATAGTAAAAAACTAGAAATAGGATTTACAGACAGCGATGCTGATGGAGTTATTGACGATCCTGATTTGTTTACAAATATTGTTGCTCCTTCATATTTGCCAGATACAAAGTATATATTTTCTAAAAAGTTTGAAAAAAATGATGTTGAGACATACGAATATGTTAGTGCAGCAGCAGAAAAAATTGTAGTAAAACAAAACGAAGCAGCAATTGGAGCATATAGTTCATACGATGCTGCAACAATATTCTATATTAGTAGTACTAATGTATTTAAAAAGTTTAACTCGTTACAAACAGGACTAGAATTATGCATTGATTACAAAGCATACAAAGGCAGAGATAATATTAGATTTGACTATAGACATGCTGCTGCTGAAAATCGTCGTATAGATCCAAGCAGTAGTAACATTATTGACTTGTATATTTTAACAAAATCTTATGATGTTGAATATAGAAAATATCTAAGAGGCGAAACTACAACAAAGCCATTACCACCTAGCAGCGATTCGTTGTTTTTAGATTTTGGCAAGGATATTAAAAAGATTAAATCAATAAGCGATGAAGTAATATATCATCCTGTAAAATATAAATCTTTATTTGGTTCTGAAAGTGATACTGACGTGCAAGCAACATTTAAAATAGTAAAAAATGCAAATCGTGTTGTAAACGACAATGATATAAAATCAAGAGTTGTTGATAGTATTAACGAGTTTTTTGCATTAGAAAACTGGGACTTTGGAGAAACGTTTTATTTTAGTGAGTTAGCCGCTTATATTATGAAGCAAGTTGCACCTGATATAAGTAGTATTGTTCTAGTACCAAAAAGCGAAACACAATCGTTTGGTAGTATGTATGAACTAAAAAGTGAAAATGATGAAATATTGATTAGTAGTGCAAGTGTTAGTGATATTGAAGTTATTGATAGTATTACTGCATCAAGACTTAAAGCAACTGCAAATGTTATTACAAGTAACGAAGTGTTAAACACAGGTGTTCAAAGTACAACAACTTCGACAACTACCATTACTGAAGGAAATAATTACTAATGGCATACAATGACGATCAAAATGAATATCCTGTACCAGGAAGTTCTGACGCAAAAAGAACTTCAGCTTCGTTACTTCCACGATACTTTAGAACTAATACAAATAAAAAGTTTTTAGGTAGTACAGTTGATCAGTTAACTAATCCAGGTGTTGTTGAAAAGATTAATGGATTTGTCGGAAGTAGAACTGCCAAGGCAGTTACTATTAACGATAGCTATATTAGTGATATTAATGCCAACAGAGAAAACTATCAGTTAGAGCCATATGCTATTGTTGAAGACAATCTTGGAAATGTAGAGTTTGATGCAGACTATTTAGATATACTAGGACAAATAACTGCATTTGGCGGCAATATCAAAAACCATGATAAACTTTTTGCCCAAGAGTTTTATGCTTGGAACCCACATATTGATTTTGATAAGTTTACTAACTTTAGAGAATATTATTGGTTACCAAATGGTCCACAAGAAGTTCCTATAAGAGGACAGGGTAGAGAAGTAGTTAGTACATTTACTATTGAAACAGTAGTTGATGACGATAATACAGCTTATGTATTTTCGCCTGACGGAGTAACACGTAATAAAAGCATACGATTGTTTAGAGGTCAAACATATAGATTTGAAGTTAATGTTCCAGGCCATCCTATTAGTTTTGCAACTGCTAGGCAGAAAAAAGTCGAATATTCAAAAGACAGTACATTAGTTAGTACATTGTATCAAGAAGGTGTTACATTAACTCATGAAAATGTTGATGATACGTTAGTTAATCCACAAGACTATTTAGAAGAAGGATTTATCGAAACCGGCACTATTGAATTTACAGTGCCTGGAGATGCTCCTGATAACCTTTATTATGTTAGTCAAAGTGATATTGATAACAGTGGAGTATTTAATGTATTTGATATTGAAGAAAACAGCGATATAAATGTAGGCGAAGAAATAATAGGTAAAAAAACATACACAACTATTGATGGCTGGAATCTGTCAAATGGTATGAAAGTATATTTTCAAGGTAATGTAACCCCTGCAACTTATGAACAAGGATTATACTATATTGAAGGTGTAGGCAAATCTATTAAACTAGTCCCTGTTAGTGATCTTGAAGTTCCGGCTATATTTACACAAGACACACAAGTACCATTTGATGTAAATGGCTTTGATCGTGTTCCGTGGAGTAATGCTAGAAGTTATGCAGGATACAAAGACTATATTTGTATAAACAGAAGAGATACTAGCAGGAACGCTTGGGCAAGATATAATCGCTGGTTCCATAAATCAGTTATTGAAAAAAGTGCAAATATTAACAATCAGCCAATTGAGCTTGATCAAACAGCACGAGCTAAACGTCCTATTATTGAGTTTGAACCAAACTTACGTTTATGGAATCATGGTAATACAGCTAAACTTAATGTAGATCTAGTTGATACATTTACAAAAGATGTATTCAGTACGATTGAAGGTACTGTTGGATATAACATTGACGGAATAGAGTTAGTTGAAGGAATGCGTATTTTATTTACAGCAGACTCTGATAGTTTAGTAAAAGATAAAATATTTGAAGTTAAATTTATTACTCATACAAACACTACTCAAATAAGTTTGATTGAAACAGCTGATACAGACCCTGTCTTGAATCAAACAGTGCTAGTCAAAGACGGCGTAAAAAATGCTGGAAAAATGTATTGGTACGATTCAACTAAATGGAAATTAGCACAAGACAAAATAGGATTAAATCAAGCACCAAAGTTTGATTTGTTTGATAGTAGTGGTAATAGCTTAGGCGACAATACTGTTTACGATTCAACAAACTTTGCTGGAAACAGATTATTTAGTTACAGAGTAGGCGAAGGAGCCAATGATCCAGAACTTGGATTTCCTCTTACATACAAAAACTTTGTAAATATTGGTGACATTGTTTTTGATTTTACTTTGCTTGCTGAAGATTACAAATATAAAGTTAATAATATTTTTACAACTGTAAGCAGTGATATTTTCTTTTTACAAGAATACGATAATCAAACTATATCTTATACTAATGCATGGAAAAAAGCAAATCTAAAAAGTAGTCAATATGTTATAAGAAAATACACAGGCGAAGAATATACAAATAGATTTCCGATTGATGTTTACAATAATAGTGCAGAGTTAACTGACTTAGAAATAAAAGTATATGTCAATAACGAATATAAGCCCGATTATCAAATAGTAAATGAGAATAAAACAACTAAAGTTGTACTTTCTAACGATATTAACTTTACTGATATTGTTCTTATTAAAACTAAAAGTTTAGCAGACAAAAATGACAACGGTTATTATGAGATTCCTCATAACCTTGAAAGAAATCCGTCTAATAAAAATATTACAGATTTTACATTAGGCGAAGTAAACGATCACGTCGAAGGGCTAGTATCAGAAGTTGCAGCATTTGCAGGAGTTCAGCCTGGTATTAACAATCTAAGAGATTTAGGACCAGTTGCTGAATATGGCAGAAAGTTTGTTCAACATAGCGGTCCCTTAAATCTTTCACTTTATCATCTAGTTAATAAAAACTCAAATGTTATTGCATCTATTAGATATGCATTAAATGAATATACTAAGTTCAAAAGACAGTTTGTACAAACTGCAACTGAAACAACATTTGACGGAACAGTAAAAGAATATGTAGATTTTATCTTTAATGAAATTAATAGTACAAAGACTACTACTACTCCGTTTTATAGTACTGATATGGCAGCTACAGGCGGCAGCAAAAAGATTGAATATGAAATACTTGACAATAGACTAACAGTTTATGCATTATCAACAATATTTAATAAATCGTCTATTAGTAATAAAGCATTATATGTGTATCTAAATGATCAACAGCTTATATTTAATAAAGATTACAAGTTTACCGGAACAGGATTTGTAGATATTTCTGCAACTCTAGCCAACGGTGATATATTGACCATACACGAATATGATAATACCGAAGGTAGTTTTATTCCACCAACACCTACAAAAATAGGTATGTTCCCAGCGTACACTCCTGAAATATTCGTTGACACAAGTTATCAAACTCCTCAGACAGTTATTAGAGGACACGACGGCAGCATCACACTTGCTTACGATGATTATAGAGACGACTTAATTTTAGAAATGGAAAAACGTATTTTTAATAATCTAAAAGTTGATTATAATCCAAACATTTTTGACATACACGATATTGTCGGCGGTGTTGATAGAAATACAAAGATTACATCACAAGAAATTAACAACATTATTATCAAAGATTTTATTGATTGGACTAGTGTTGCTAAGATTTCAGACTATACAAAAAATGACTTTATAGTTCAGGGTGAAAGTTTCACCTATAACTATACTGGAAGTACAAATGATCGCAATGAAGCAGTTCCTGGATTTTGGAGAGGTATTTATAGACAAGCATTTGATACTGACCGCCCGCACACACATCCTTGGGAAATGCTAGGATATGGAATACAACCAACTTGGTGGGAAAGTGTGTATGGTCCTGCACCTTATACAAATAATAACCTAATACTTTGGACTGATCTACAAAACGGCGTTATTAGAGAACCAGGTAAGACAGTACTAAGAAATAAAAAATATATTAGACATAATCTACTAAACCATATTCCGGTTAATGAAAACGGCCAGCTTGTATCACCCTTGGAGTGCGGCTATGTAAGTAATTTTAGCTATGCGCCTCAAAGTCAACAACTATTTAAGTTTGGCGACGAAGCACCAACCGAAACTGCTTGGAGAAGAAGTAGCGGATATCCATTTAGTTTAATGATTGCTGCTTTAATAACACGCCCTGCACACACAATGGGAGTTGGGTTTGATAGAAGTAGAACTCAGCGTGATGTTGCTGGAAACTTGATTTATACTGCTACAAACAAAAGAATAAACACAGCAAATATAGTATTTCCTAAGATACAAAATGCTATAAGTGCTGGATTTGTAAACTATATTAGTGAATATATTAATGCAGATTCGTTGTATCCATATACTACATATGTTGATAATCTAAAACTTTTAAGTAATAAAGTAGGATTTAAACTTGCTGGATTTGCTGAAAAAAATAAACTAAAACTAGTATTAGATAGCAAAACTCCTTTAAATAAAGGAAATATATTTGTTCCTGATGAAAACTATAGTATTGTTTTGAGAACTTCTAGTCCGCAAAAAGTAGCAACCTACAGTGGCGTGATTATTGAAAGAACTGCAAAAGGATATCGTGTAACTGGATATG